AGAGTCGTATTCATGCTGTTGAGTAACTTCTGCAAGTGAATCACCAAAAAGTATTTTTACTCGGCTATTAGAATAAACTACATCACCAAATAAATTCCAATCTAATAAAACAAAATCACCTATGGTTAGATTTCTGAAATCTTCATAATTAATACCATCATATCCATTTGGACAATAACCACCAGCTGCGGAAATTTGTTCATCGGTAAGATTTCCTAATAGGGTTAGCTCCGCAATTTGTAATTGAATGTCAGTTCTTCCCATATCGTTGAATGCAATACCATCTAAGTTTGAAAGGGTGCCGCTTTGGTTAATATCAAATTCTTCAAAACAACTTGGAAATGATAAAGTGGCTAAATAGTCATCCGATAAATCATCAATTGGGTCATTAAAAGTTCCATTTGTAACTAAATCACCACTATTTAGTTGATAGTCAAGAGATGTTCTATTTACACCTAAGTGTGTATCAAATCTTAAACTAATGTGGTTTCCAAATTCACTTGGTTCTTTTGTAGTGAATGGAAAATCTAATCTAAACCATTCATCAGTTATAATCTGTTCATGTGGTATTGTTATTGGTGTTTCAAAATTTGAATTGTTTGAACCATCACCATACCATTCACAACCATCTTCACATTGTTCTTCACTGGTTGCTGTCCAACAACTTACATTAGCAGGTATATTATTTTGATATAAATTAGCAGCCATACATATTCCACTATTTTCATCACCATCCCAATAACATCCATCAGCGTCACCACTTGGATTTATTAAACCACAAGCAGAATAATCTAATAAACTACAATATTGTCCACCACGAATTGGAAATTCTACACCATTAGCCCAACCATATTTAAATCTTGGATTATTCACACCTTTTGGATGACAATGATTAAATGCATCAAATTGTTTATATTTAAATGTTGCTTCATCACTTGCAAATGTAAAGCCTATATTATGTTGATTAGCCCACTCACCACCAACAATATCATCTAACCAAAGGTCATGAACCCAATCATTTGGCATTCCAAACGCGTCTACTTCATACATGTTTTGAACAATTCTTACATTGAAATCACTACCCTCATCATATTGTTGTACTCCATTACATTCACTACACATGACTGTATAATCATTATTTGCTGCAGAACAAGGACGACCATCTTCACAATATCCAAATGGTATATAGATATGAGTTGAATAAGTATAGGTTTGATTATATCCTAAATCAGGTGTGTTAAATGTTAGTGTATCAACAAATGCACCATCTATATGATTCCATTGTCCAACACCTAATCCTTCAATGTTATCAATTCTAAAATCGTGTCCGAATCTTATTGCATTGGGGTCTGTAATTAAAGCACCACCTTCATATCTATTAGCAACTTTATTAACAGCTGTAAGATATGGTGATACAATATCATCCACATTAGTAAATGTGTGTGAATGATTTGAAAAATTTAATCCATACTCTGGTTTTCCTAATGGTATTAAATCTAAATCAGAGTTATTATCACAAGTAAATCCAAACATTTGATATATTTCTTTTGGTTCATTGAAAAATCTTACATTGGTTAAATCTACATTACCCAATGACTTTCCAAGTTCATCTTCAATTGATGTTATTCCACCATATATTAATTCACCCTCTTGTTCTGAACCATCTGTTGGAGGAGGCTCACTATATCTTGGAATTTGAAATTCGGGTAATATTTCAAACATATTATTAAATGATGAATCCATTTTTGATAATGCGATTTCTGTTTTCAATTTATCACTATTTTTTTCAAAATATATTGATGTATTAATCTCATCACTAATAAATCCAAGTTGTCTTTTAATACCTTTATAATATGAGCTTTCTTTTGAAATTCCACCAATGATAGGTGATATGTTTTTATATGGAATATATGAAAATCCATCTTCTGAACCGAAGTATGTAAAATCTTCATCCAATCCCTCATTAACATTTATCCTAACCGTAAATTTTTTATTATGTAACACACCAGCTGGTTCATCATGATTTGGTGTACCATCTTGATTTTTAGTAGGTCTTGTTCTTAACATATAACCTGACACCTCATAAATGCCTGATTTTGTATATGTATGATAAACAGCAACATCAGAACCTATCCTCAATGGTTCATCTGTAAATTCATTTGGTGTATCATCACCCCAATTCACATCATAAAGATAAAATCTTCCTCTTCTAAAATCATTACCAATTATTTCACTAGCAAATGTTCCTTCACTTCCAAACCTACCTTTCAATCCATCTTCTCTATCAAAAACTTGTTCATTAAAAAATCTTGGATAAAAATAAAATTGTGCTTCCAATGGAGCGGTTGTATCATTATAAGCTTCCAATTGATTTTCAATCATTGGGTCGTGGTATTCAGTTAATGAACCAACTCCATAAACACCCTCACTTTTCTTAGCCCTAACATCAACATCAGGAATAAATTCACCAGTTTCTTTTACAGAAAAATCATCTAAATAAACATTTCCAGGTGTGATTTTATATCTTTCTGCGGCAGTATCACCATTTATATCCAATACTTCAACACCTGAATATTGAGCCATAAGATAAAGTGGCTTAAAATTTCTGGTATCTTGATTATAAAATCTAGCATAGTTTAAATTAAAACTAAATTCAAATTTTTCCCACTCATCCAATACTGTATTTTTAAATTTACCCGAACCTGCTATTTGGTCATTGTTTGATATTGAACTTAAATAAGCTTTCGGATGGTATCTCCATGTAGCATTATATGGATTACCTTTTACCACTGAAACTTCAACATCAGGAAATGTTGGATTTTGTACATCATCTACTTTATTAGAATCTGTATACATCCAAAAGCTAACTTTTAAATCAGGAGTGGATTGTATATCGTGATAAAATAATTCAGTTGCTTGCTCTGTTGTTAAAATTTGTTGCCATTGAGTTAAATGTTTATATGGGTTATCATTTGATTCATTAAGTAAAGTTTGATTAGCATTAAAGTTTAAACAAGTTCCATTGGAATGACATTTTGGATGTGTACCTGTATCATAATCAACTTGATTTAGTTGGTAATCATCGCTATAATTAATGTATCCAGTAGTTATTACACAACCATTGTCATCATCATAAGCGTCATAGTCATCATCAAATAATCCATCATTTTCACTATTAAACCTTTCAACTGTTTGGCTACGTGCATCAGCCCAAGCTTCATCACGAGCTGCAGTTGCACTATTTAAATCAAAACCTTTACCCATTATGTCAGAATAATAAATTTCAATTTCGGGCATCTCAAAGCCACATTCACCCATACCTCCTATATTACGACAACTCTTATACTCTATACCATCTGGACAATCATTATTTGTTACTGATTTATTGTTTATATATATTTTAGCTTTTGATTCATGAGTCCAAAATTCAACATCTACTTTATATTCATAAGGTTTTTGTTCAAAAATCCATCTTGGATTTTTACCACGATTTTTTGGTTCTGAATATTCATAAAAACCACCTTTATATGATTCATATCCTGCATATCTATAATAACCTATTGATGAATTATATTCATCATCTTGAATAAATTGTTCTAAATAATAATCCTCTGCTCCTTGTTCAACATAACCTATATTATCTACTGTTGAAATAACACGAGGGTGGGCTACATCTATTAATCCTGGTTCTATTTCATTATCCCATAACCACTCAAGACCACCAGCATTAGCTATTGAAGTACTTGTTTCATCAGTGTCACGATACCCCCAAGATTGTGGATAATATGAATCATCTTGGTTATTATCTAAAAACCAAGTATCATAACTCTCTACAAGAAAACCACTACCATTTTCTACTAAATTTCTATTTGAATATTGTTCAAATTCTTGTCCTAAATCTCCTATGAAATTTTCACTAGCTTGATTATCTTCTTCATAATAAAATAAACCTAATGAAGGTCTTTTATCCAAATCAACACCAAAATGAAATTGTTTATTGTTTGGATAACTTCTTATATTATTGGAAGCATATGTACAAGCATCAATACCTGAACGATGGAAAAATTCTTGAGGATAATTCAATGTATCACCATCATTTGTATCAGCAATTAAAATTGTTGAACCATCACTACACCTCGCTCTCATTTTTGAAAATGGATAAAGGTTAAAATTAAGTATTGTTTCACAAGTGATGTTTAGTTCATTACTATTTGCTAAAGGGTGTTCACTTGCTTCATAAAACAAACCATCACCAGCACCCACATCCTGTACTGTCATTAATTCAATATGTTGACAAATATTTTCATCAATTAATTCAGGCCTTACATCAATTCCACTATATGGGTCATATGATGAATCCAATGATGGATTTAAATCAACATCAAATCCAGGCACTCCAAAATCACCACCGAATTGAACAGTACCAGTGATGTAAATTTGTTGTACAAATGGAAGACCAAATGTACCATCAAATTTACTTAATAATTGGTTTTCTTTAAGACCATCATTATGTATAAACTCACTCCTATAATCTTCTATGATTTGTTCAGGCCACGGGTTGTGTGATTTAACTTCTGCGTTTTGTTGTGTACCACCATATTCAATACCATCAACTGTAACAGTAGAATCACCCGCAAAACTATAATCATATAATTGTAATATGTTTAAATCAGTGTTTTGATTTATAGATAAGTCTGGATTATCATGATGCCAATAACTATACACCTTTTGACTCTCAGCGTCTCTATCATATAAATCATAATGATTAGTCCAATGCCATGCGTTTGGATAAGCATCTGATGGCGTTGGAGGTTGAATACCTCTTTGTTCATCATATTCATAAGCCCAATAAAAATTTGGATAAAGAAAATCAGACATTTCAGATGTTGAACCATTACTATAATCGGTGAAATATCTTTGTGTTATATATTTGTCTTCCAAGTTAGGGAAATCTTCACCTTCGTTTGGAGAACCTGGACCTATGATTGACCATAGTTGAAAATAATGTATATTCCACCACCTGGAATCTTGGAATCCTTCATCATATTGTGGTAAACCTGTTCCTTCAAATCCATTACCATAATTATAATACTTAACACCATCATATCCGCTTGGATAATTATTATCACTGCCAAGACCTTTATAATTTATTTTAAATATTTCTTCTTTATTAGGTAAAAATTCATGAGTGACTCGGTACTGAATGTTTGCTTGTGTTTCAACATTAGTATTATTTGGAGTGAATATTATCGTACCATATTTTTCTGTAAATATGTCACCATTAATTGTAAAATTACCACTCTCTGGAACAACATCATTTACATTAAATTTTGCCAATACATCATTATTACCTATAGATGTTAAATCAATTTCTTGGATTTCTTGGCCAATACCTTGAAATGAAACAGAACTAAACAATGCTGCTTGGTCATTATCTAATAAAACCTCTACATATTTTGTATATGGAGATACACCAAACAATTCAATCATTTTTATATCAAATTTTTCTTTTATAAAATTAAAAGTATCATTATTAGGAAAATTAGCAAACACACTGAACTCAATGTTTCCATCATCAGGATTTGTTTCAATTTGCTCGCCTGATAGTCCAGATGGATTTGATGGTTTTATTTTTGGATTCTCAATATCATCATCTTCTAACCAATCTTCAAGAATTTTATCAAAATGTAAATTATGACACATAGTTGGTCCGAAACCCGTTAATGTTTGTCTTCCAAATTTACCACTTGAATCTTGTTCACCTACGAATTGAGGTGGACACTTTCCTGCAAGTACAGCTTCGTGTGGTTCAAAAGTACCATCATTAAATGTGAGCTCATCATCATACCAATTCTCTCCATTAAAAATTACAGGAATGTTAACATTACCATCTTCTTGTTCCTCAATTGGAGAACTACCAATATCATATCCATACACGGGATAAATGTTTTCACTTGTTGTATACTTCTCTCCTTCCCAAGTTGGAGGAGATGGGACAATTTGTCCATTGATTTCTGGTATATCAGTATATCCAGTTACTTCACTATAAGCGTTAGGATTATAAGTATATGAAAAAGATTTATATGGCCATCTACCCACATATTCATCATTCTCACCAGTACTATTATGAGTCATTGGTGGGTAATATTCAGTTGTGGCTTGCGCATTAAAATTATAAATTAATGATGCATCATTAATAAGAATCTCATCATATTCAGATGGAAATCCATCATCAAATAATTCAGCATCTCCATTTTTGTTAAAATATATAAACTCAAATTCAACTTCATTTATAGGTGATGTTAATCCAAATATATTTTTTTCATCTATTGCTTGTACAAAATCACTCCAAGTTAAACCAATTAGATTTTCTTTATCTGGATTTAATTCCATTCCACCAAAAATACATAATTGTGGGTCGTGATATATTGATACATCAAGGTCAATACCATCCCCATAAGTATTTTGTATATCTGATTCAGCATACAATGAACCTATACAATTTGTTGGATACATTCCATCAGGTATTATATCAGTAAAATAAGGATATAGAGCAAAACCCTCACCACCGGCGCCAGGGTCATCATAAACATTCTGTTCCCAATTTATAAAATCGTCTTTGAAACTACCATATGCAACATCAGAATCACTATCACACAAACAAGCCCTAATGTAAATTAAATCCGATTGTTCTCCATCATCAATCAATACATCAAGTCCCCCATCATCTATTCCTTGACTCTCAACTTGAGTATTTTTTAATTTAAAGGGAACTTCTTCAGCTTTAATTTGTAATATGGATTGAGCACCAATAGGAGCTATGTATTCAGCTGTAAAGGTTGTATATTCACCATTACCACCATAATTTAAATTTTTTAATTCATCATATGTTAATTCAAAAAAAGTAGAACCAGTGTCACCATCAATCCCATGTTGAAATTCAATTTTAGATTCAACATTTAAATTATCTGGATTTATCAATAATAAAATATCAAAAGTTAATAGATAGATACCATTTGGTTGTGTTGATGTTAAATCTGTAAAGTATTTTATAGTTTCAACACCAGTTGCACTATTTCTAAGAATTATTTGATTAGTTGCATCATATTGAAAAGTATTATACTGTTCAATAGAAAACAATGGATAATCAAACTCCTCTCCGAGTATTACACCCTGCGGTTGATTGGTTAAATCAAACAAATTCATTTTAATCTACCTTAAAACCACGAGCTCGTAGTAAATTTGTTTTGGATATTATTTCTACTTTACATTCAGCACCATATGTTGAATGGTGTGTGTATTGACCATTAAGTTGAACATTACCTTTCCAAAAATCTGAATTTTTAGAATACATATCATATATTGCTGATTCACTATGAGATAAATCTTCTTGTACAAATGGATTAAATGTGGCACATATGAAATACCATTCCGAAAAATCTTCTGGAATGAATGTATTATTTAGCCTTCTAAATCTTTGTGAGTTAGTGCTTGTTTCATCCACCCATATAGTATCAAATCTTGAAGCACCTCCCGTTCCAATATGTGAATCTCTAAGTATTCCATCTTCATTAACTACAAGTCTAACAAAACGAGCGGAGTTTGAATTTTCATAAATAAGAGGATAATTATTATCTCTACTAATTATATACTGAGCAGCTTCACCATAATTAGAATAATCATCAGCTGTGAAATCACCATCATCTTTATTCAATACATAAGTTTCTAATTTAAATCCAAATGGGTTATCACTTCGTGTTGGATTTCCAAAGTTAAACAAAGTTCCTTGTGATGATTTATCCAAAAACTTAACCCACATCGTTATTGAAAAACCTGTTTCTAGCCAAGTTGGATTGTTTGGGTCTAATCCTTCTAAAAATTCATTTTCAGTATTACGAATAATAATACCTTGATTTAAATTTCTAAATTTTAAATAACCACTTGATTGATTTTGATAAGTTGGTCGTTCATCTTGTAATGGTGGTAACTCTTGGTCTATATCTTTTAGATAATCGTTTAAAGTATTTCTTAAACCTTGAAGTGTATATTGTTCATTATTTGAATTAGCATCTTGTTCTAATCTGGTTATGAATGAGTCCTCTTCTTGGATACCAATTGTTGGGTCTCCATCTTGTGCTGTTGATATGTCATGACTTTCACTATAAAAATCATTATTAAGAAAAACACTATTTTCATCTACATCAATCAAACCATCTGAATTAGGATTGAATTGTGGTGTTTGCCCAACTAAGTTTTGAAACTCATTGAAGAAATCAATAATTCTTTGTTGACGAAGTGTGATTTCGGGTAATAATTCAAATATCGTTGTATCTAAATATTCTTCTGCTAATCCTACATCAATGTTTTGTGTCAATTCTTGTAGATTCATAAATTGACTTAAATTAATTGGATTACCATTTGGATTTCCATTATAAAAGATATTTGTCATAGGGAATGTATTACCATTTTCTAGCTCTAATGTAATACTTGAAATTATTGGAGTTCCACCACTTGAATCAAATACAATATCAAAATCACATTGAGAAATATCTAAATCTTCAGCAAAGGATTCAACAATGGAAGTTAAACTATCTCCCTCAGTATTAACATCTGTAAAATCTTCTTCATTTGCTTTGACATCTCTTTCAAATAATATCAACTTTTCAGAATTATCTCTTCCAAGTTGAATTAATCCATCACGAATTGTTTTTTGATTCTGACGAACCATTGGTAAATCTACCTCAGGTTTATTTATCAGTGTATCGGCTAGTAAATCTAAGATTTGTTCTACGGTAACCATTTATTAATTCCTTTTAACTATAAATTCAAAATCATCATCAAATACTTGTTCTTGTCCATCATCAGTTTTTAACTTTAATTGTATTTTATAAACCCTATCAGGATAGAATCCATCTAAAAATTGATTAAAGTAATTTCCATTTTCATCACAACTCATTGAAGTAAATCCACTAAATGGAACAATGAACTCATCAGTAGCTACATCTTTAATTGCATATGAACCACTTGCTTCAGGTATGAATGAACCAGTTACGGTTTGAACTGATGTGTTGAAAGTTTTTTGAATATATCTTTTTCTTGCACCAACTCTAAACTTGACTCTTTCACCCACTTTATAACTTTCTCTCATTCCTTTCATAAATAAAAAGTTATCAGCCAATCCACTCATTGTTAATTCATTCAATGAACCAGTGTTTGAACCCGTACAAGGTAAATGGTCATCCCAACGAACTTCTAATTTTGGTGAAAATATTGTATGTGTGTTTCTTGAAAAGAATTTTAAATGTCCAAATGTTTGACTATCTGTTTCTTGACTACCACTAAAACGAATCAACATACCATAGTTTTGTTCCGCACCACTTAACCACATATTAACCATATCAGTTACATCAACATCAACATCAGGTGATTGATTTGAAAAAGCTTGTGTTGACGAACTTACTGGATAAACTGAAACTCCAGCGTTAGCCCAAGCTACTGCAGTTCCACCAATTGGATTAGACCGATTTATGAAACTACACCCATTTGTGTTTTTTGGATTATCACCAAACTTACCTGTACCCTCTACCCAAGATTGTGAGATTGGTTTAATGTCTAAAGTATATTCTTCAGTCATTTCTGCATTACCCTCTGCTTCAAAAAGTCTTAAAAAAAATCTTGGGTTATGTATATCTTTTTTTACAATTGATTGTGACATCTCAGTAAAAGATGTTCCACTAAAATTAACCAATGCTCTTGTTTGATGGTCAAATGAATTATTAAAAAATTCTTTTTTGACTTCAAGTATTTGGTCTCTTCCAAAGTTTTGGTCTGTAAAAGACTCACCTGTTACTTTGTTTGAACCACTTGAAACCCAATTGTCTTGTGTTGGAAAAATAAAATGATGCATTATCTAACTACCCCCTTTACATTTTGTCTTGGATTTTTTAATTCAAATACTGCTGGTGTTGTTGGATTTGCTGGTAATATAATTCCATTTGTTAAAGCTGATGGAAAATTATATGCGTAACCATAACCAGCAGTTCCACCATCTGTGGTGATTGCGTTATCAGCATATGAATATGTGAACAATGGTCCATCTTCAAATCCTTCACCTCCACCTACATAGTCTTCAGTTTGTGTTACACATACATAATTAACAGACCTAACACCATCAATATCCATTAATTCATATTCTAATTGACTAATAATAATTGGTTGATTGAATTGCATTTTTTCAATCTTGAAATAATCTATAATTTTTTGTATACATCTTAATTTAACTTCTGCTTTATTCGCATATCTGTGAGCTACTACATCAAACACCACACCGAAGTTTATAATATATCCATCTTGAATAGCAACGTCATCTGTTAATAATTTAAAATTATTTAAATAATTTGATAAGTTGGTATTTAAAATAATAGGTGTTCCATCTGTAGCATCTGGTAATCCGGTACCGGCTTGTGCATTACCAACTAAGTTTTTGTTTTTATCATATGCTAATATATTGACTGATATTGTTCCGAATTGAGCATCTAATTCTTCTAATGTTCCAACTTCAACTTGTGAAATTTGTGTACCTAATGTATTTATATCACTTGGTATTAAATTAGGTGATTGAAAATAATTATTATATGTATTCTGTAAACCCAAAAAAATATTATTTGCTCGTTGAAGTACTTGCTGTAAGTTTATTTCACCTGAAAGGAACTGGTTACCTATTTCTTGGAGTTCAGGTGCAGCATTTGTTAATCTAGTGTTTATATCAGTACTAAAATTATTAATATTTGTTTGTAATGATTGTTGTGTGGTTGAAGCACTTTGAAGTGAGGCCTCTATTATACCTTGATATGCTTGTTGAACATCTGTTGCTGATGGTATTTGATTTCTTGATACAATTACTTTTGCTATGTTTCCAAATCGTGAAGACATATTCATTGTTCTGGCTTCATAATCTTCTTTCGTCACACACCTGTTTTGTGTTGTAAAAAATGCTTTAGCCTTTTCTCTAATCTCATCTGTATCCTCTTCATCAGCCCCACCCCTCGCAGGAGTTTCATTCGTAACACCACCAATATCCGCTCCACCATCAACTAATTTAGTTGGTGTTCCAATGATTGATGTCAAGTCACCAACTGAAGCGTTGGCTTCAATACCACCACCAATTCTATAAGTTATGGTAAGAGTTGTTTGTGTTGGTGTTTCACCAAGTGTTGAATACTCATCACCTAACAACGGGTCAATTGAATCATTTAAATCACCTTGTTGACCAGGTATGATTATCCCAACTTGTTCTAAATTTAAAAAACTATCATCAATAACACTACCATTTTTTAATATTCCATTACCGAAAACTAATGATGTTGAGTTATCTGTATTTGTTTCACGAGTAAATCTTTTTGATGTTTTTATATATTGTAAAGAGTATGGTACTGGAACATCAGCTACATAATCTGTACCATCTATATTGGTATAAGCATTGTCTCTTAATTCATCTTGAGCATAATGTTTTTTAACAGGTACTTGGTCTTGTGCTAAGAAATCAACTTCATACCATTCATTATTATTTGAATCTTTACAAGATATAATATCAATAACATTTGTTTCTGGTAAGGTTATTCTTCTAAATTTTTGCGGTGATGTTATTGTAAAAGTTTTTGTTTTAGTTTCACCACTAACAGCTCTTACCTTTCTTGTTAAAGTATAATCAGTTGTCAAACCATCAGTAGCAGTATCAATTATCGGTGAACTTGTATCTGAAGCTTCACCATTATTTAGAGATGATGTTACTCTAAAATCAACTACATCTAATGTTTCAAAATACAAATTTGAATTAGCACTTGATTGAACTTTTATTCCTTCTTGAAAAACACTAGCATTTGAATAATCAACTTGTGCTCTATTGGTTGATAGGGCATTAACTTCTGATGTAAATGATAATTCAACAAATGATGGAACAATTGGTTTAACTTTATACCCTAACATCTTAGCCATATTGATTATATTTCTTCTCTCCTCAGCTAATGGTAATAATAATTCTTTATATTGTTGGTCTATATAAAATGATAATACATCACCCACATAAGCAGACATTTCTATTAACATCATTCCTGGCGATGTTTCGTTAAAATCTTTGTATGTATTTGGGAAATATGCTTGAGCATAATTCACTAAAGATTGTTTCAATGCATTGAAATCTTTATTTAAATAATTTACATTTGATTCTTTAAAATCTTTTTTTCCATATGTTGGCATTATTTACTCTCCATTAGTATCCACCACCTCCACCTCCACCAGCGGCGCCACCTCCTCCACCAGTAGAAACGTCAGCTGATTGATTATTAGTGTCGTTATCAATTGCTATTTGAACTGACTCCAATGTATTTGGGTCTTGTTTTATATTAAATAAAATATCTATCACTATAGAATTTGCGTTCGTACCATTTTTTAAATTTATGTTTTGAATCTGAACAAAGGGTAACCAAAAATTAAAAGTAGAGGAAATACTTTCTTGAATTTGTAAAAGTGTTTCTTCTGTTATCTGTCCAAATAAATATTGTCTTAAATTAATACCAATGTTAGGTTGAAATAATCTTTCACCTTGATTAGTGTTTAATAAATTTCTTATATTGTTTTTTACAGCCTCAATGGTTGTTGAAGTGGTTGCAAAAAATCCATCTTTATCATTACCTCTACGAATTGGTAAATCAATACCAACTCTGACATTAGTATCATTATCTTCAATGTATGGTTTCCTTGATGTATCTTTAACAGCCATTATAATAAATCCTCAATGTCTTCTTTAAATAACTCTACAGCCGTGAAATCTCTGATACCATCTAAAGTATTTACATCAAATTCATCTTGTGAATCCGGGTCTCCACCTATGAAAACATATCCAGTTGAATCCAATACACCTGTAGTTCCACCCGCTTTATTAACATCTATGGTTTTTGTTAAAACATCACTTGTTGGTGCTGAATTACTTAGTATTCCAGGTGAGGTTGTATTACCTGGCCCACCAGAAGTAGCAACAGTAATTCCAGAATTAACAGTAACTGTTGGAGCAATATCAGCTTCTTGCGGTCCGATATTAAAATCTTCCAATACGACTGGAGCAGTTAATTGTGTAATTCTAAATTGACATTTAAGTAAAAAATTAACAATTGCTTCTTTTGTTAACTCAGCCTCAACCTCAATAGCAGAACCCGCTGATGTATCTATATCATCTGGATTTGCGCCAGCCGCTAACGCTGATTGTTCTTTAGCATCAATTAAATCTTGTTTTAATCCCATTATTATTTTCCGTATTTTTGGTTTTGTTTTTCTTCAGTTCTTTTTAAAACCTCTCTATAATCTTTATTAACAAATTGTGACATTGGGTCACTTGAAGGAACTTGTTGTGGTGTTGTATTCATCATATCACCATATTGTCCACCAACTAATTCATTCATTCTATCAGAAGTAAACTCACTACCACCTAATGTTTTCCATTCACCATCTTGAGCTGTTTCATTCAATACATCGTTTAATATTTTATTAGATGTAAAACTACTGTTCTGTGTTCGTTTTTTTGGTGTCATTGGTTTAGAAGTTTGAGTTGGTTGTTTTAATTCGGTTATCACTTCCTTGATAGCCATCGCGACTTCCTCTCTAACAACTTGTCTAATTATAGTTTTAATATTTGTTTTTTTCTTTTTCATAATTACCTCTTATGTTTATCCTCTATCATTTGGTTCTATAAAATGATGTTTACTTTTTATAGCATCAATTTTTTGTCTTAATGGGTCTAATACATCTTTAAGTGGTGCTCCAAGATAAGATAATTGTAATGGGAAATATTGATTTGATGTTGTTTTTTCTAAAATACTAAATAACTCATCAAAAATATCAAATAATTTATTTCCTAAAACCATCGGCTCCATTAATGATTCTGTTTGCTCTTGCCCCTCAGCATTTGTAGTTGTTCTACTATAATTAGGTTTATTAACATCACCTAAATATGTTTTATTAGCCTCAATTATTAAATTTTTATTTGTAGATATTGATAATGAATTACCTGCACCAACATGAATATCGTTTTTAGCTGATAAATAAATGTCACCATTATATTGTTCATTACCTCTTGAATTAAATATAATTCTATCTGAATTTATGAATACTTGATTTTTATCATAATTATATAAAACTTGATTCACATCATCAACTTGATTAATTGATTTTACAACTTTTGACATTAATCGTTGATTACCTTCAACCCTATCAGAACCCAATATAAATGGAATTGGTGTTCTGGTCCAAGTCGTATCATCATCAGGATTAGGTTTTTCTAATTCAATGTATTGTCCAAAATGTTGGTCAATTGAACCTGAATTAATTACGCTTATTATACTCCCATCAGCATTACTTTCGTTATAATTATTTGAATGTCTACCATTAGAAATAAAAATGTATGGGTTTTTATCTCTACTTCCGATTCTTAAACTATTCCCATGCCTACCTTCAAACAACATGTCACCATGTGTTTCATTAATTGCTTCACCTCTATCCAATTCATCTTTTATAGGTTTCATCATTCTATTATGATTTACTTTTTTGAAATTCAATGATTGCCCCATCATTGTTCTTTTTTCATCAGTTGTCATTTTAACAATATCTGTAATTGGTTTTTCAGGCACGAACATAAAATCATTATTAAAGTTTGGATTGTTTTGTGTATTCAATGGTCCAAGATAATATTTTATGCCTCCAATTTCACAAAGTAAGACAGGGTCTCCTTTAGCAGGCACATCAACAAAACCTCTCATAAGTGGAAAGTATCTATCAGTATTTGATAAATCTGATTTTCTTCTTTTAGGTTTATTTGTGATATGTGGCATAGCTAATATTGTATTTGTATATTCAGCTTTATTAAATGATTGAAAACTTCTATCGGATGTAACAACCTCAGTAACAATACCTGGTACAAATTGTAGATAATAAGGAACACTTATCGGTTCACCAAAAACACCTGAAACTGTTACATTGTCCGCTCTTGTAAATGTTGATGCCATTAGTTAGTCCCCAAATCAATTGTTTTGTTTTTTGTAGCTTCAAGTCTTTCACTTTCATTTTGTAAATCATTGACAGTATCTTGAAGTGTTCCCATTAATTCTTCTTTTTCTTCGTCACTTAATAACATTGATTCATCAGAATCTCCTTGTGATTTAGAAATGATTCTTTGTAGCACACCAGCAAGTTTCACCAAGTGTTCATCATTACGAACAGCCGTATCCATATATTCTTTTATAATAGGAGCAACCATAACCACATCATCTATGGTTGTAATGAATCCATGTATCTCTGATATTAACAAATCTATTTGAACTTTACGTTTTGTTGTGTTTTCATAAATATCTTTTGTTAAATCTTGGAAAGTTTTTCCCTCAAATATTTCTTTTTCATCTGACATATCATCTCCTATAGATAGACTTATTCATATATAAATATAAAATTTGTGAGAAATTGTATGAAATAAAAAACCCTCATTTAAGAGGGTTTAGTATTTAAAAGAATGAACCACTTTTTAATGGGGTAATTGTTCCATATTTATAGTATTCATTTGACAACTTTTTGTAGTGTTTTCTTAAAACATTAACAACTGATGTTATTTGTGAGGTGTTAACATCCGTCATCTCTCTTATTAAAATATAAAGAGCTTTTTTATTAAAGTTTTCTATTTCATCTATTTGCTTCATCAAGTCTAAAATAGAATAAGCTATATTTAAATCTCTTTTTTTCTTAAACATTGTCTGAACATTATTTTCAAAATAATTAATTATTTCATCAGTTAATTGTTTAAAATCTGAAGTATTAGAATTATTTATATTTTTTTCTTTATCTAACACATCCATACCACTATGACTTTTTAGTTTTTTATAATTATTATTATTGTGAAGAATTAAATAATTCTTAGCCACAACTGAAAAATAACTAAATGCCTTTGAACCTTTAGTGTGGTCATACTTATGCATATTCATTACCATAAAAGCAACCACCTCGTGTTTTATATCCTCAAACCCATAATCAAAATAAGTAAACTTAAATGTATTGATTATATTCTCAGCTAATTTATCAAAAGCCGCATGGATTCTTGTTCCATAAATTTTATTTCGTTCTTCATCATTTATTGATGAATTATATTCTACAACTGCATCTTGAACCTCTTGACCAAAATAAACTTTACGCTTTTTCTTTTTTGTTATTTTTTTAATCTCTGCTTTTACATCATTAGTTTTCTTTTTTGGCATCTTGTGTCTCCTCTTCAAATATTCCATCTAAGGATAATTGAATTTGTTTTAATTGTTCAAATACACCAATGTAGATGTAAAGATACTAATTATAAAAAATAATATTGTTAAACCTATCCACATAATTATCTCCTAATTAGCAAACAACTCATCAAATTTTGATTTCAAGTTGTCTACTTTTTCTTTTTCATCTTTTGTTTTTGGAACTTTTGTATTAATTGGTTCATTTGATTCCATACCCCTATTCCATTGGTCGGATTCAATATGAGTCGCCATCATATCAGCTTGGTGTAAGATGTAAGCCATATTGGTTCGTAATCCAAAGTCAGGATTGTAAGACATTAAATAAGCCTTATTAGCTTCATCATATAACCCATCAGTTAATTTAATCCCTAAGTATTCTTTATCAGTAACCTTAACACCATAGTGTTGAAGTAACCATAACCCTCTATCAGGAACTTTCATATATTGAAGT